TGGGGATTCCGCGCCTGCGGGCGCGGCCAAGGGCTTGCAGCCCTTGGATTCTGCCAAACGCTCAGGATTTCGCGCCCTGCGGGGCGCGACCAAAGGGCGCTGCCCTTTGGAAACCGGCGGCCTTTGAAAAGGCCGGCGAAACTTTTCCCGCGCTTCGCGCCTAAGCTGACGACAGTGGTTTGGAAAGGAGAGGGTATCATTGGACGAGGAAAGAACGGCGGCGCGCGCCGCTGAACCGCCAAAGGAACAGGGCCGGGTGGAACGGGAGGTACAGGAGTTCGTACAGGCGTTTCCCGGCGTGACGAAGGTGCCGCAGGAGGTTTGGGACGGCGTCCGGGACGGGAAAAGCCTGGCCGGTTCCTATCGCGATTGGCAGGGAAAGCGCCTGCGGGAGGAAAACCGTCAGCTCCGGGAGGCGCTCAAGGCAAAGGAGAAGAACGCCGCGAACCGGGAAAAATCGGTCGGCTCGCAGAGAAGCGCGGGCGCGGGCGGACGCGCGGACGCGTTCGTGAGCACGCTGCTCGGAGATTAGGCGCGGCATGGCATGGGGCAATTCGCGCGAAACGCGCGGGTGCAAATACAGGCTCTGATAAGGAGGAACAGAAGCAATGGGAAAAACGGTAAATCTGGCGTCCAAGTACGCGGAGGCGGCGCAGGAGCGGTTCTACATGGACTCCCTGACGCAGGGCTCCTTCTCCAACGACCTGGACATGGCCTTCACGGGCGTGAAGACCGTCGAGGTCTACGAGGTGGACACGGTCCCCCTTGGCGACTACCAGAGGAAGGGCGCGAACCGCTACGGTACGCCGCAGGAACTGACCGACTGCGTGCAGGAGTATGTGATGGAACAGGACAAGGCCTTCACCTACACAATCGACAAGGGCAACGCGCGCGAGCAGTTCAACGTCAAGCAGGCCGCGACCAGCCTCAAACGGCAGATGCGCGAGGTCGTAACGCCGTACATCGACCGTTACCGGATGCGCGTATGGGCTGAGAACGCCGGGATCGTCCAGCCGCTCGACGCGGCCCCGACGAAGTCGACAATCGCCTCGGACATCCTCGACGCCTCGGCGCGGATGGACGACGCGCTCGTGCCGCAGGAGGGCAGGACGCTCTATGTCACGTCGGGCGTCTACAAGCTGCTCAAGCTGTGCGACGAGTTCAGCCGCGCCGACGCGCTCGCGGAGCGGGCCGCGGGCAAGGGAACCGTCGGCGAGTTCGACGGGATGCGCGTGCAGAAGGTGCCGGCCAGCTACATGCCGGCGGGCGTGTACTTCATGATCGTCAAGCAGGACGCGGCGATCTCCCCGGTCAAGCTCAACGACTACAAAATCCATTCCGATCCGCCCGGCATCTCCGGCGACCTGGTCGAGGGGCGCGTGATCTTCGACGCGTTCGTCAAGGGCTCCAAAGCCAAGGGCGTGTGCGTCGCGGTGGAGAAGGACAAGGCCGTCGCGGCCCCGGAAATCGCCCTCGCGGGCGATTCGGCGACCATCTCCTGCGCGACGGCAGGCGCCTCCATCCGCTACACGCTCGACGGGAGCGATCCGGCCTATTCCACGACTGCAAAACCCTACACGGGCGCGGTCAGCTTCGGCGAGGACGAGACGCTCATCCGCGCGTTCGCGAAAAAGGAGGAGATGTACCGCTCCGACACGGTGGAGGCGGCGCGGACGTAAAACCGTCCCGGTATGGGGGAGTGAGCGATGAGTTTGGACATGAAAAAACTGGAGGACGACCTCTACGTCATCCAGAAGCTGGACGATCAGCCGAACGACGTGGGCGGACTGACGGCCGAGGAGCTGAAGCTCAAGTTTGACGAGGGGCCGAACCGGATCAAGACCTACATCAACGAGACGCTGATCCCGGCAATCTCCGATACGGTGGCCGAGGCGGAGCTGCGCGGCAGGGCCGAGGCCGAACGGGTTTCCGCCGAGCAGGTGCGCGCGGCGGCTGAGGAGCAACGATTACTGGAGGAACAGGGGCGCGCCGCCGCCGAGACGGCGCGTCTGGAGGCCGAGCTTGCCCGCCTGAGCGCCGAGACGGCCCGCGCGGCGGCGGAGACGGAACGGGCGTCCGCCGAGACGGCGCGTCTGGAGGCCGAACTTACCCGCCTGAGCGCCGAGACGGCCCGTGCGGCGGCGGAGACGGAACGGGCGTCCGCCGAGGCGGCCCGTCAGAGCGCGGAGCAGGCCAGGGCGGAGGCCGAGTCGGGACGGCGCGCGGACGAGTCGGCGCGCGCCGCCGCCGAACAGGCGCGGGAGGAACTGACGCGGGCGGCGGAGGTGTGGGAGCCATACGACGCGCAGAAGGAGTATGTACCGCACAACAAGGTGCGCTATTGCGGCTCCTCTTATCTGTGCCGGACGGCGTGCCGGGGCACAGCGCCCGGCGGCACGGACGGTTGCTGGCAGCTCATCGCCGAGCGGGGCGACGACGGCGTGCTGATTGATGAGAAGACCGGACGGCGCGTCCGGGTCTGGTTCGGCACGCCGGCGGAATACAACGCCCTGGAACAGATCCGGCCCGATACCTACTACAACCTTCTGGAGGGCGGCGGATATGCTCGTTAAGGAAGGAAAGGAGGTATATCCCCTCCAGTTTTCCAGAATTCAGCTTGGGGAAAACATCATCTACGCGCGCGGCGCGAGAGGCAGGAGCTGGTTTATCCTGGACTACATCGACGACCGGCTCTTCGTCCCGGCGGACGAGGACCGCCTGGTGCTCGCGGACGGCGAGACGCTCTATGTCCGGGACCGCCGCGCCGCGAACATCTAAAATAGAGTTCTTGCGAAATTGCGGATAAAAGTTTCGCCGGCCTTTTCAAAGGGCGCGAAATCTCCCGAATCGCCTGATTCCGCAAGAGGTCTGATATATCAATAGGAAAAGGAGAAAGTAATATGGCTGCATTTTTTACCCTGACACTTGACACCACGGCCCCGAGCGGGGGCAGTATTTCCCTCATCAGCCTGAGCGGGACGCGGAGCGTCACGGCGGCGCTGTACGCGCTCGACGCGGCGCAGATGAAGCTCTACGGCGATATCGGCGCGGAGCGCACCCCCACGGCGGAGGCCGACGCGGCGTGGGAAGCCTACGCCGAGAGCAAGGTCGTCCAGCTGACCGACGGGGACGGGGCCAAGACCGTCAAGGTCAAGTTCCGCGACAGCGTCGGCAACGAGACCGCCGAGTACAGCGCGACGACGACGCTCGACACCACCGCGCCGGTTGTGACCGTCACCGGGCCGGACAAGGCGACAATTTCGAAGGCCGACGGCTACAACGTCAGCGCGTTCTCCTTCTCGGCGGACAGCGTGTTCGTCGCGTACACGGTGCGCGTCGTCCCCGAAAGCGGAAGCCTGTACACAGCCGGCGTCGAGATCGGGACGCAGAACGGCAGCGTCAATATGTCCGGCGAGACGGAGATCGCGGCGGACACGACGGTCAACTGCACGATTCACGCGGCCGACCTCGAGGCGGCAAGCAGCGGGGACGGCGCGAAGATCGTCAAGGTCTTCGTCAAGGACGAGGCCGGGAACTGGAGCGTCTGACATGGCGGCTCCGGAGCTGGCCTTTCGGGCCGCGGGCGGCACGGTGTCCGGCAAGAGCGGGTACGATCATGTGACGGTCGTATTTTCCTCGGATATCCCGTATGTGCGCTTTGCGTGCCGCGCGACCCGGATGGACGCGGACTGGGGCCTCGGGAAAGGGACGCTGATCGCGTCCTTTTCCCAGACCCCGGCGGGGACGGAGAGAAGCTTCGAGGTGTACGACAGCGATCTTGTCTCCGGGGACGGCGCTTACCGCATCAGCCTGTACGCGCAGGGCGAGGACGGGAGCTGGAACGACAACCAGAGCTTCCTCACAAGCACCGGGGCGCTGAACACGCTGGACGGAAAAGAATTCTTGTGCATGAGGTGAGAAAATGGCATACAATTCGCAGTACACGGGCGCGCAGATCGACGCGGGCGTCGCGGGCGGGCTGAACGCCGTCCCGGTGAGCCGGACGGTGAACGGGAAGGCGCTGAGCGCCGACATCGCGCTCGGGGCGGACGACGTGGGCGCGGCGGCGGCGAACCACACGCACACGGCGGCGGACGTCGGTGCGGCGGCGGCGTCCCACACGCACACGCCGGCGCAGGCCGGGGCGGCGGCGGCGAACCACACGCACACGGCGGCGCAGGTCGGCGCGGCGGCGGCAAACCACACG